TCGCGGTCGTTCCCCGCGCGCCAATAAGTGTGGCTGCAATTGCCATATCAAGTCACCACCGCTACCATATGCATAACTGCCCCTTGATTTGTTACGGGAGTCCAAGTACAAGAATAAGATCCTGCGCTAGAAACAATTCGACTAGCTACAGCAAATTGCACATATGAAGTGTTACTAATAAAAGCAGTTTGTAATAAAGACCAACCTGTACCAGAAACAGCTACATCTTTAGGATTAACTGGCGTGTCGCCATCACCCGACCACAGGGCATAGATGACCGCAGGGCCGGTGACGGTGATGTTCGGGGACGAGTAGCCAACCCCCGCGCCAGCCCCAGCTACGTTACCCTGCGACTGCACGAACGACGAACCGCCGATGCATTCCAGCACAGAGATGCTGATTTCTCCGAGCGGGAAGGCGTTGTCCTTGTCTACGCTGACCGTGTAGCTGCCACCAGAGGCGGCGTTGGGCGTCGTGTACGCGCGCCAGCCGAAACCGGGCCACAACCCGCCAGCGAAGCCCTGGTCCGTCCCACGCTTGGTAATTGTCCCGGCAATAGAGTGTGTTGGATCAGCCATTTCAGCAAAACCACCACCTACAAAAATAACTCTATTAGATCCTGCTGTTGTGCCAGAAACAACAACTAAAGCTGGATCTGTGTTGGCCGCATCACCAGAAATATCTGCTCTAAAATTATTTGCTCCTAAAGATAGAGACGTTCCTGGAGTATTAATTCCAGGACGAATAAAAGGCATTTTATGGGTTGCCTTCAGTGATTACAAAACTAGAGATAGATACAGGTTGAGTAGCTACAATAGAAGTAGTTGTTAGGTTTAAGTCAGAACCAGAAGTCCCAACAGAACCATCAATTACGAAAGTACCACCGGAAGTTGTGACTCGAAACCAAGTAGCTGTACCAGTGGCATCTGCACTTGAGTCTTGAGTAATTGCGTTAAAAGTTAGAACACCCCCTGAGGCTGCTGGAGCAGATGTAACACTAAGGGCAAGTTGTGCTAATAGAGTTGTGGCTGTACCACCAGATGCTGGGCGTGTACCATCATAAATACGAACTAGACCAGAAGCACCAATAGCACTGGTAATCTGATCGAGCATTCCATTACGGACAGTTGTTGAATATGCTAATGCCATGATTACCTCTTGTAGTTAGCCATTTTTTCTTTAACTAGTTTTACCACTAGTTGTTCGACTTGATTCTTTGAAGGAGCTTCTACTCGATCAATAGACATATGTGGATTATCAGAATAACCAATAAACCTAATCTCTGCATGCCATGCACCATGAGCGTGTGTGAGATGTGTTTCCCAATATACTTTGTATTGTGATTTCGGATAATCAAAGACTGATAATTCAGGTTTGATCTTAGCCTCTGTTGGTTGAACAACAGGAGCAGGTACAACTTTGCCCTTATCAGGCTGATGTTTCCAAAAATTATACCAAGCCATAATTAACCCCGATCACCAAGTACATAAATATAACTAAGCTGGACGCCTACAGCAGTGGCACCAGTAAGGTTTGTGTTGAGTGCTTCACCAATAGCGGTTTGCATCCAACCATGTTCATTGAATGGTAGTACTAAACCACCATTGATACCAAGAGCAAACGTAGCAGAAATATCTGTGGTGTTTGATTGGAATTTAACGTTGTTAGCTGTACCACCATTTACCAGGGCCATACCTAAAACGCGAATAGCCGCTCCTGCAACAGCAGCAACGGCGACAGTATTACCAATAGCAGTGGGGTTTGAAAACCCTGTGACGTGCGCCGTGCGAAGGGGCGCTGTACGAACTACATGTGATCCCATTGTATCTCCCTAAAGAGGTAAAAGAAAGGCCCCCGGGAAGAGGGCCCTTCAAGATTAGTCGTCTACACCTTCTTGACCACCAGGCATAAAGTACTCAATTGCTACATAACCAGTACCACCAGCGGTCGATGTTCCGACAGCATAAGTACCAATTAAAAGATGATCTTGCGTCAGCTTTGTAAATACGCCAGTACCCGTGGCAGAGCCAGAGTTTTGTAGACCTGTACCAGCAGTGGTAAGGCTATAAGCGTTTAGAATTGAAGTAGTTGCACCTGACCAACCAAGGTTATAAGATGCGTTACCAGTGACAGCCACAGCGTCTTGGTAGACGTGTACGCCACAAATAACAGCATCTTTTGGAATAGTCATCTTAGCGGTCGAACTGTCTGCACGATTAATTTTCATAATCTTGCAGATTAGATCACGACCCTTTGGATAACTTAGTCCTACTTGAGCAGCAGTAAAAGTTGCCATAATTAAATTTCCTTTAGGTAATTGATTGCAGTAATAAGAGTATCAATATTGTCTTCAAAAAGGCCTAGCCCGCGGTTACACTTCATACAAAGTAAACCGCGAACTTTACCAGTTTTATGGCAATGATCGACAGCAAGAGCAAAAGGAAGACCAGATCTAGGATCTATTTTAGTTTCTCTTTGTTTACACAAAGCACAAACTTCTCCTTGTGCTTCAAGTAAAGAATAATAAAACTCTAAAGAAATATTAAACTTTTTCTTGAGATCAATTTGCTTCATTTTTTGAGGGTTCTTTTTACGATATTCCCTCATATAATCAGCAAATTTTTCCTTGCTATCTCTTACTGTCATCAGGCACCTGGGCTTCCGTAGATGGCACGGGGATCAGTCCAGCCGAAGCTGTAGCGAGCACGGGCCTTGTACTTGGCGTTCTCTGTTTCGAAGTCTTCGTCCATAGTGAACTCGTCGCCATTACGCTCGAAGTACTTCAGACCGTTCTGAACGTCAGTGCGTAGGAACCAGGCATCGGGGTCAACCAGATAATGGTTAACAACGACTTCTGGAATCATACCCATTGTCTTCAGGGCGTTAGGATCGTTTAGGTCAGTACCAGTACGACCATCAGCCTTCAGGATACGAGTTGCCTCGAACATGAGTTCCTTGGGGATGATGAGGGTCTTGGGACGAACAGCGATCTTTAGACCACGGTCATTGGTGAAACCAGCGATATCAATAACAGCTTGTTCCAGGCTAGCTTCTGAGAGGTCAACAGCAGCAGCAACACCGTTAGTGAATGTACCACCAGCAATGTTGGGGTGGGAGGCAGAACCACCACCACCGGCTGAAGCAATTAGAGTAGAGCCGTCACCACCTGTGTAGGCAGTGTTAAACGCACGGTTGTAAACGTTAGCACCAACGATTTCTTTTGTCTGACGCATTGAGAAAGCTAGGCTTTGGGCCTTGAGCTTACCAACTACATCATACTGGTCGTCATCATAAATCTCACGAGTGATGATAAAACCAAGGGCATATACCACATGGTTGTACCGGCTGGTGAAACCTTGACGGCTAGAGTCAAAGGAAACAGGAGCGCCTTCGGACTTTACAACAGCAAGGCTGAAGTATGAACCACCGACATCTTCTTCAAACGCTTTACGCGAGGTGTTCTTTTCGAACAGTTTATCCCATTCAACGGGATATTGGTTGTACGCATCACCATACCAGGTATTTACACCTGGCCATAGGGCCTTTGCGAAACTACCAGTATTAACAATACCAGTCATATTATCCTCCTATTAGACGCCAGTAGCGCCAGTACCACCACCAAGAGTAGCGTTGTTAATCTTAACAAGCACTTTAGTAGCAGCGCCAGTTGGCTCATTGTCAACACGGTTTACCGAGCCTAGGATCTTCCACTGTAGAGTGGCAGTCGTAGCCTTGGTAGCCATGTCAAGAGCAGCAGCCGATGCGCCGGTGGTTGTTGAACCAGCTACGGTAGACAGATCGGCATTGAGGCCAATATCTGCTACAGCAAATGAGTACGAAGCATTGGCGCCAGTGACGGCCTCAACTTCATACACTTGAGAGGGATCATCATTCACAAGAACATACTGGAATGTAGAGGCAGGACGATAAACTGGCGTATCGAGGGTGATGGCACCAGCAGTCATAGACCCAGAGACTGGATCCATTTTAGCGGGAAGAACACCAACTACAACACCCAGAACAGCAGCGCCCTGAGTTGCCTTGGTAACAGAAGCCACACCATTAGTGTGACCAGCGCCATCAAGTTTGACTGGATCGCCTACGAACAGCGCAGTGGCGTCCGCGGCTAGAACAGCATAGATGTGACCCTGACCTTGCATCGAGCCACCAACGGCGCTCGAAGAAGGGCGGAAGCCACTAATTTTAGAAGTATTGGCCATAGCCTATCCTTTCAATTTAGATTGTGAGGACTCACCCACGGCCTAAGAAACTTAAGACCGAGGAACGTAATCCCCAGGTTTAACTTGTTTCATAGTTTGTTCTGTATCATCGACTCGTTGTTGTTTTACAGCTTGGTCTTCTTTGTACCATTCTTCTTTGATACGCATAACGACCGCTTTAGTACCTTGACCGACAGAAAGATAAGAACTAGAACCGGGTGAGGATGTAGTGTCCACACGTTTATCTCCAACACGTCCTAGCTTTTCCTGGGGCACAATTTCATAGCCACGCTCTTGGAATTCTAGCACACGGTCTTCAACATCGTTGACAATACGGTAGACGAATCCAGGTTCCTTATTACGGATTAGAAGCCGATTACGGCCTTCTACTGGGACTCGACGGGGTCGGGCACTTGCCACTTCAGGGGTTGTATTTCGAGACATTTTAATCCCTTTCTAATTACTTAATACCCTTCGCGGCCTTAAGCTGCGAAATGTATTCTTCTTTTGTCAAGACTTTGGTACTAACCAACGTATTCATGATTCGACGTTCCTGGTCAGATAGTTCGAAATCATCCTTCTTAGAGCCTGAGGCTTTTTGTGACCCACTCTCCACTGAGGGAGCGTTGCTCTTGTTAGGATTGGTAAACTTCTGAGGGAATTCTTTTTTAACACCGTCCTCAACTTTCTTGAGTACTTCTGATGGAGACAGCCCTTGTGCAGAAAGGGTGGTCCCATAGTCATCAGCCCACTTGCGCATGTAACCAACAGAAGTATACCATTGGTTACGGTTGGACCATGCAGCAAATTCAGGGTGTACTGTAGGAGTATCGACTGGTACACTGTCTAGTTGTTTTAAACGTTCTTGTTCTTTTTCAACAGACTTAATTTCGCTATCAATTTTATCGAAGGCTTCACCATCAGCGTTTGTAATTGCTTCTTGGCGAGCTTCTTTGAGTTGCTTGAGAGCCGCATTAACAGCAGCTTCTTCTCGAACGGTGTAATGTTGCTTAAGAGCATCAATAGCCTTACGCACATTTTTAATCTCTTTTGACTGAGTCTCAATCTTATCAAAGAGAGGTTTACGGCGTACAAATTCTTTAGCATCAATGAAGTCGTCTTCTTCGCCTTCAAATTGATCCTTGGGACGCCAACCCATATCAAGAGCTTTTTGCTCAATTGGAGTTAGTTCAGGAGGAGTGTTTTCCTGAGGAGTGCCATCTTGTGGCTTAGTTTCTTCAGTCATAATTAGTCCTTAAATACACAAATAACATCTTCGTCATTGATGACTAGTAGGTTTTTACCTTCGTTATCGGGATCAGGAAAGAACTTCCCACCGAACTTGGCATAACCAATAACATCACCAACTTCTAAATCTCCTACATAATCGGGGTGGCATTGTTTGCCAATTTGAAGAACAGTGCCTTGATCGACATTGATTTCTTCTTTCCGTTCTGTAGTGTCCAACAGTTGAATACCAACTGCTTTTGCTGAAGCACGAACTTTGTCGTGTTCTTCAAGAGACTTAGGACGAATTAGGATTCTACAACCCTTGACTTCAATCATTTTCGAATACTCCCAGAATATCTAGGTATGCTTGTAAATAACCTTGTTTGTATAACACCGTGTCTAGGGATGAATGAATAAGTTCTTCCTTGACAGCTTCATAACGATCTAGAATTCGTGCTTTGAATTCACGTGTTATTTCTTGGTGCTTCCACTCTTGGTAGAGGTCGGTTTCTTGGCTAATTTTGCTTTCTCCTTCTCTTGAGTCATCTTTTGCTCATGGGCTACTTGGTTATTCTGCAGAGTTTGCTGGCCCTTAGCCCTCTCTGTAGCGGCAAACACATTTGCCATTTGAATATCTGATGCTGCTTTAAGCATAGCGGATTCTTTTTCCATCTGCATTTTCTGTGCATGTTCCTGCGCATCCATTTGCATTTGCTGCTGTTTGTCGCGGGATTTGAGTTCCATATCCATTTGCTTAGCTTGAACATCGACAGCAGCTTTTTGCTGATCGGCTTCCATCTTGGCTTTAATAGCCATAAGCTTGGGATCTGGAGGAGGTGGTGGAAGTTGTCCACTTTGCTGTACTTGTTGTGAGAACAAGTCTTGCCAGTTAGGTTGTTCTTGTGCTTCTAGCACACGAGAGAACACCTTAATAGGATCCAACATTCCTGGAACCATAGGTAGGATCTCTAAGAGCCCTTGAGCTTTTAACAGCTTTTCAGTCTGAGACACTGCCGTGGGATCTGCACCAGGACAAATATCATAGGACTTTAAATCAAAATCTTCAGGATTAACAGTTGTATCTAACACCGCAACGTATTTGTTTGGGTCTAAATATTGGTTGTTAAGTTTAAAAATCTTCTTGAATTCTTCACTAAGAGCACGGAAGATACGCTTATAAACAGCAGTGAATACTTTCATTCCCTGCTCAATAGAAGCCATTGTAGTTGTGGCAGGTGTATTTTGACCGGGCATCTTTCCAACAAAG